AATGCAGAGGGGGAGAGATGCTATCGAAGACTTATTGGTTATCGCGATAGCCTTACATATCAGTTTACTCTCGATTTGGATAGGCTTTTGGAACACTTTGATAGTAATTTCATTGTAATTAATGGTCAACATCCACCTTTACTAATTAAGCACCTCAGAAATGAAATCCAACTAGAGACTATGGTTATTCTTGACAGTCTCATTAGTTACACTAAACATTGGAACAAAAAGATTGAAGATCCTGTTGTTTGGCCTCGGGTATCGTTGAAAATCAAGAAGTTCAAACCGTTTTTTTCATTTGATCAAGATAAACTTAAAAAGTTGGTCGTTGACAAATTTTCTTCATAGGAGTAATATAAATACTCCATTCGGTATGCGAATGTGGATAAACTTAATATAACTTATACATTTTATACGAGGAAATATATGGCTACTAGCTTTCAAGCATTACGTAAGAATTCTGCTTCTGCACTCAATAAGCTCACCGAAGAGCTAACAAAACTAAACTCAAATGCTCCCCAAGAAGATGAACGATTCTGGAAACCTTCAGTAGATAAGGCTGGTAATGGTTTTGCAGTGATTCGTTTCCTTCCCGCTCCAGCTGGAGAGGATGTTCCGTTTGTTCGTATTTGGGATCATGCTTTCAAGGGTCCTGGTGGTTGGTATATTGAAAGATCACTAACTACTCTTGGTGAAGCAGATCCGGTTTCAGAATATAATATGGAACTTTGGAATACTGGTCTTGAGTCTAACAAGAAGATTGTACGCGAACAGAAGCGTCGTCTATCTTTTGTTAGCAACATCTATGTTGTTAAGGATTCTGCCAATCCAGAAAATGAAGGTAAGGTATTTCTTTACCGTTATGGAAAGAAGATTTTTGATAAGTTGAATGCTTCGATGAATCCAGAGTTCGAAGATGAAAAGCCTTTGAACCCATTTGATCTTTGGCAAGGTGCAAATTTTAAGCTGAAGATCCGCAAAGTTGAAGGTTATCAGAATTATGATAAGTCTGAGTTTGATTCACCGTCTGCGTTGCTAGATGATGATTCTGCTCTTGAAAGCGTTTGGAACCAAGAGCATCCTCTTCAACCTTTCCTAGCACGTTCGGAGTTCAAAACATATGATCAACTCAAAGCACGTTTCTATAAAGTGCTTGGTCTTGATGGGTCAGCTCCTAAGCCTTCGACTACAGCGGATGATCAAGAAGTTGCAGCTCCAAGTCACAAAGCTCGTGCTGCTGCTACTGTGGCTGCATTGGCTGCTGCCTCTACTGTTGGGGATGATGATGATTCTATCAACTACTTTCAGAATCTCGCAAACGAGTAATTAAGTTATCGGTCTTGCAATAGTTGTGGAGCTCCCTTGTGGAGCTCCAACTTTTACAGCTGTAGAACTAGAATTGTTAACATTCATAACAACTTGAGTGTTTTGTTGTTTCTTGGCAGCATTTACTTCAGCGCTTGAAGTTGATGTTGATTGTCCTGTTATTGGTGCACTTGCAACTATAGTTCCAGAAGAGCCAGTGTCCGTGTACATGGTAGAATATTTGTCAACTTTAGCAAGTATTTCTGCTCCAATACCTTTGGACAAATCTAATCCTGCTCCACCAATCACTTGTGTTACAGCTCTATTAGCTTCTGCTTGAGACTTAAAATCCATTCGGCCCTTCAGTCCTTGCTTGACAAACAAAGCAGATATTTTGGCAGCAATAATAGGATCGTTTGCCATTTCAGGATTCTTAACAAGATCTACGCCTATTTGTTTGCCATAAAATGCGTAGTTCTTTTTTCCTGTAATTTGAATGAATCCTCTTCCTCTATATTTGTATCCATCTCCAGGTTCATCATTTCCCATCAGCTTACCTACTGGAGACTTAGAACCGTACACTAACTCCGCTAATCCTTGTGGATTATTGGTGTATTGCTTTAGATCTTGATCAGATAACCTTGCTACTCTTACAGCAGTAGGAAATACTTTTTTTATACGTTCTACTGAGCTGTAATTAAGATTTTCATCTTTTGGTTTGAAACCAGATTCTTTTTCTATATTTGCCAATAATGCAGTTCTGACAAATGGATTAGTTATACCTACGTCTTCAAAAGCTTTTTGAACTATACCCAACATTCCCTGTTTACCAGTAGGTTCTGTTGCTGTAGGAGGTGGTTTAGAAACAGATTCTGCTGGAGGAGCTATATATTGAGCCTTAGGAATTGGTTTAGCTTCTTCTTTAAAAGGTTCAGCTCGGGCTTGTTGTGTCTGAGGTTGCGCTCGAGTAGGAGCAGGTTCTGAAGTGGCAGGAGTGGGACTTACAGCTTTAGGCTTTGGTTGTTCCTTTTTTAAATCTTCTACTGTAGGTTCTTTACCTTCCTCTTTAGCTTGCTTTGCTGCTTCTCTATATTCTATTTTCTTTTCAAAATCTTCTCTTCTTTGCTGTTGTTCTGCAATTTTTGTTTCTTTTTGCTCTTTTAAAGACTGTTTATTATTTTCTAGACTTTTTTCAAAGTTTTTAATTGTATCACCTTTGAGCCAATCAGGAAGATTTTTCACTCCTTTGATTGCTAGATCAACAAAGAATATTTTTATATCATCAAACAAATTTACTAGCGGATCAGCTATAATAAACTTAAAAATATCTTTGAGATCGTCAAATGTTTGCATAAGTTCATTTTTCGCTGATTCAAATGCTTCTGTAATAAAATCTCTAAAGGCAGATCCTTCTTGAAAAAAATTTACTATTTCTTCACCTATTGATCCCAACATACTCGACAAAATACCAATAGGATCTTTGAAGAAATCAATAACTTTGTCTATTATGGAAACACCATAAAGCAAAGCTCCATACAAAGAAGTCATTAATAATAAGTTATTTGATTTCTTCGTTGGTCTTTCTTTTCCTTGTGTGTCTACAGCTACTGCTTGTTGTTCTTGTATAATTGGTTCAGGAGCAGCATCATTAGTATCATAGACGACATATTGTTTAACTTCTTCTAATGAAGTAACTGACGCACCCAGCTTACCAGCAATGTTATAGAGATTGTCAGAAATTTGTGAAAACAAAACAAAATTTTTGTTTTGTAGTTCTAAGGCTTCTTCTTGTTTTTTAACAAGAAAATTAGAAATGATTCCAAGATTGGAAAATAGTTTTGTTAATTCTTCTGTCTTATTCATGCGTAACTATAAGAATAATTATCTAACGATCCTCTGTTTGCTACTGGCGAAGGAATTTTAAATCTAGGTTTTTGATCAGAAGATGATATATTTGATGAACTGTTATCTATGTTAGAAATAGTAGGATTATTTTGCTGATTGTAACCTGCTTCCACATTCATAGAAGCAGCAACTATCCCTTCACCTATGTTAGGGGATTGTGATGCAGGAGCTACGTAACCACCAGAAGAAGACAGTGACTGAGATCCAGAAACACCAGAAGCAATACTAGAAGCAGCTGCTGATGGTTTAGTAATATTTTCTGCAGAAACGTTTGCCAGAGATGGAGTTTTTGTTTCACCTTCAGCAGGTACTGCTTGTTTGAGTTCACTTTCATTAATAGGTTTACCATCTGAAGGCAAGGTAGCTTTACCCTCATTTGAAACAAGAACTGCTTGGCCAGGATTTACTGGATTGTCTGGAGTAGACTTTTTAACTTCTGTAGGTTCCACATGCCATGTTTCGGCAGATATTGGTCTATGGAAACCGTACTTGTCAAATAATCCCATCGCAATAGCTTTATTAGCGTCACCTGAGTTCATATCAAAAGCTAAACCTACTTCATGTTTACTTTTGCCGGGTTTTGCAGCTCTTGGAGAACCATATTTTTTAAATAATTCTTCCTGTTCTTTAGGATCTCTAAATCCAGAGTTTATTTGAATTTTTTGACCAGTAGCATTAAAATATTCATAAGCAACTGCTGCAAGTCTTTTCTTAACAGCCTGATCTAAATCATCGAGATTGATACTAGAATCTTTGACATTAACATATTTTTTTAAATCAACATCTAAAGCAGATTCCGTTTTTCCTGAAACTGGTTCTGTATCTCTAGCTTTAGGCAGTTCCTGATCAGGAACTGCCATAGGTGGATTAATTGATCCTCTTCCTGCACCTGCTGTACTTGTTCCTGGTGGGATTGGGGTAGGCTCTTCTTTTTTAGATTGTGTTGTAGGAGCTGATTTATAACCTGATACTGAATCAACAAGTTTAGTTTTTATTTCTTTTACTTTATCTAAACCAAAATCAGGCACAGCGTTTATTAAAGCTATTATACCATCAATGAATTTGTCTTTGACTGTTGAAAGAAAATTTACAACTGGATTAACAATATATTCACCAAACAAATCTTTAGCTTGACCAAATTTTTCAGATATGAAATCCTTAGCTGTTTGAAAAATATTGTTTACAGACGCTCTGAATTCTTTGTCTGTAAAGTATTTGTATATGCCAAATCCAATTGTTCCTATTACAGCAACTGCTAGTCCTATTGGATTAGTAAATAATGTCAACCCTCTTAGTAAAAAACCTCCAGCTTTTTTTAGAAAGGACATCCCACCAGAAAACACAGTTTTAATAATATTACCAAAAGGTAATTTAAATCCTTTTTTCAAAGAATCCATCATACTGGTTTCTTTTTTAGTATCTTTTGGTTTTTGATCATCAGCAGGAAGTGCTTGTCTAACTTCCATAGATGCTTCTTCAGAAGCTGCTTGTTGTTTCTGTCTATCTGTTTGCTGTTGAACAGCCTGTTGTTTTAGAGATTCCTCTACTTCTTTAATTGAAGTAAGCTGAGCTCCAATTGTAGCTGCTATGTTGTAAATATTGTCTGCCATTTGTGTGACAACAATATTAGTCTTTTTTAATATCTCTACTTGTTCGGTTTGTTTTTGTGAGACTTTCTCAAAAGTTTTTACTATAAAAATAGTATCAACAGAAGATTTAGCTTCTTTAGTAACTTCTTCTTTACTTTTATCTTCTTTATTTCCAAAAAACACTGAAGCCATGTCACTTAATGACATGGTTTGTTTGTTGTTATCTTTTTTAGATTTCTTAGCCAATTAATTTCTACTTCGTAGTCTTTCTTGTTCTTTTTCTAAGTAATCCTTTAACATATCAACATAGATGTCTCTTTCAAAAGGATATAAATTTTCAATTTCCTGTATTGAATATTTATGATGCTGAACCATACCAAATATTAACGTGAAATAATTGGATAAACTGTTATGGCTCAGCCCAATTGAAAAAAATCGTTTAGACTTTGAAGAATAATTTTTCTTTGATTTCCTAAACTATTGGTATAAACAATTTCATGCTTAAGTTTAGGCATTGTGTTGAAAAATTCTTGAACTTTATTGAAGGAGCTCACATCCATACTAAGAATAAATTCGTCAATTTCTTCTCTTGAATAATTAGATACTTCAATAACTTGGGAGTCATGGACTATAGTATCTAAACAATTTCTTAAAATTTCAAAAACTAAATCAGTCTCATTTTCAATCTTCTCGAGACTGTTAATCATATTCATTTTAGGATATTTTAAATTTAATATAGTATTCTGAGAAACATTAATAGTTTTTTGATGATCTTTGTTGTATTCTATTTCTATACCATCTAAATCAACTTCAAATTCATATATTTTTTCATCTTCAAGATCCTTATATCTCAGATTTACTATATTATTTACAGACTTAGATCTTAACTTAATGAAAAAATATTCTATGTCGAACGTTGTTAAATCATCTATATCAATTTGATCTAAAGAACAATTTTGCAAAACTTGTTTAACTGCATAAATTATTTCTTTTGGATCTTCACTAGATTGTGCAATCAGTAGTATTTTTTCTTCTTTTACTAGAAAAGGTCGATATCTAATTTTTTGTTTAGTACTAGGTATTTCAAGCTCAAATGTAGGATGAGATAATTTAGGTAGTGCCATGATAACTCCAGTTAAAAGCCAAATCCTCCTATAATGGTTTTGGCATTATTAATCACATTCAAAACATCACCAACCCCTCTTGGTTTTCTGAGTGATGCTAAAGTTTGCAAAGCCGTTCCAGCTTTGACAATTTGTTGTAACCCTGAAAGAGGTTTAGTTTGGCCAGATACAGGTTCTTTACTATCTGAACTAATTAACACGTGTTGGAAATATGTGAAAGTCATATTCAATCTCATTATTTGATCATTATCACTCCAACTCAAAGATGTATCTGACAAACCTATTGGAATTGCATCAACTATTTGAGAAGTTAATACTCCATTACCTGCCTCATCAAAAGTTGATATACCAATCTGAGATTTATAATTATCTTTGTATTCCACTTCAAATGCTCCCAAACCATTTGAGCTTGAAGAGTTACCATTTATGTATTGATCGCTAGAAACAATTCTATTCATCCATTTATAAAAATATTTGTATATGTTTCCAGTACCATCTACTAGAAAGGAAATCGTTATGTCATTGAAAATTGGAGCGTAAGGTTTTTTTTCTATCGGACCATACCCATATCTTCTAGTTTCTGAAGTAGCAAAATTTAGACCTGGAATATTAATTGAGTCAGCATACAGATGAATCACTGAATCTATTCTATCACCTGTCATTATTAAAGGTGGTCTAAGAGTAACTTCAAATAAATTAGTTCTAGCAAAAGATCTGCTTCTAAATTCAGAAAGAAAATTTCCATACCTACCTGTCGCTTGAGAAGTAGAAGATGGTTTAAGAGCCGAATATAAAGCTAGCCCTGTTAAAGCAGTATTTAAAAACTTAGCAGCCATTAAACGCCAATCTTTTTTCTAGAATCTTTCCAAACTTGAGCTTTAGTAGCACCGACAAACCTTTCAAGAGGTAAAAACAAAGCTGTTTCCCATTGATTTGGGTCTACGTATAAAAACCTAGACTGAACTTGAATATTTAGGTAGCGCTTGACACAAGGTTCAAAATATCTAAATCTAGCTGCACTGTTCAAAATGTTATATGAAATTCTAAGTCTTGTTGTTTGATCTTTTTTATCATTATTAATAGTATCATACAAAGCATCCATAAGTTTAGCTCTAAGCATGTATGGAAGATAATGCATATTAATACCATAAAATCCATCTTGAACTTTTCTGAATGGAAAAATCAATGGAAATCTATCAAAGTATAGAAGAGTATCTTTAGTTTTAGCATCATACATAAACAAGAACATCTGACCTATGAAAACTGTACTCATTAAGTCATTTCTAGATTTTTGAATAACAGTTCTAGGTTCAACTCTTCTTACATTTGTTGTTTGAGTAGAAAACCAGTTTCTAGCTGTTTCCATTTTAGCTGTTTCCATTCCTCTTGAGACAGCTTGGTTAAACATATCAACAAAATAATTAGGCATAGGTTATTCCAAGCTCATTTTCTGTCATTATAACGAATTTCCATTTTCTTTCTTCGCAGAATTGTTGAGCTGCTTTCCATTTAGCACTGTTTATACCCCAAGTATACACTTCATTAACATACCTTTTAGTAGTCTTTTTTTGAATTTTTGGAGGAGTTGTTTGAGACTTGGGTTTAACTTCTATCATTACTGTTTCAATTTGGCCTTGTGAATTTCTTTTCTTTACTAAAAAATCAGGAAAATATCTGTGAATTTTATTGTCAATAGGTGACCTGTAAGGTATACAAATTTCCTCACTAGCCCATTTTATTACATCAGGATGGTCATCTAAGTACTTCATCAATTTAGCTTCCCAACTGCTGCGATAAATAATATTTGTTGGATCCCCATTATATTTGGAAGGATTCCTTGGTTTAAAGTATCCCTTATAGCTCATAGGAAATATTTATGGCGTACTTCTCTAAAGCTGCAGCTGCTGTAGCAGGTTTCTCTGCAGGTGTAGCATTAGCTGATAAAATAGGTGGAATAGTTTCACAAACGACACAAGCATTCAATAAAGTAAAGTTTGGAGATGTTTCAGGAGCTGCTTCTGCTGCTGGTTTGAAACCTATTACTAAATTTAAGCCTAACGATTTTCCTACAAATCCAAGTAAATTTGCTACAGATGCTACTAAATCAGCTTTATCTCAACCAGATAAATTCACAGTTATCACATATCCAGAAGATATTGGAAAATACTTTATAAAATTGTCTTTTTTATCATACAAGAAAGCAGAACCACTTTCTATAGCTGAAGACAATCCTACTCTTGTAGTTGTTTTACCTATACCCACTAATCTAAATGATAATTTTTCTGTAAGTTATAACGATGCTAAACTTGGTCCAGTTATGGGTGCTTTAGTGGAAACAGGAAGAAATATTCTAGAAGGTAAGCAAGACTTAGCTTCTAAAGAAACTGCGAAAACAATAATGGGGGCAGCAGCTGTAGGGGTTAGAGGTGAAGTTGGGAGGCTAGGAGGTGAGACGCTTTTAGCAAATATTGATAAAGTAACTGGTGCTGTGCCTAATCCTCACTTAGCTGCTATTTTTCAAGATATAGGATTGAGAGAGCATTCATTTTCATTTAGATTTTCACCAAAAAATTCTAAAGAAAGTCAAGTACTGAAAACTCTTATTTTTAATATTAAAAAGAGAATTTTACCAGGTACAGCTGGAGGAGACAGCAAAACAGGTCCTTTGTTTACATTTCCAGACGTAGTTGATATAACTTTTGGTCCTAGTGAGGATATTCCTTATATGTTTGAAAGATGTGTTGTAACTTCATTTGCTGTGAATTATTCCCCAAATGGTACACCTTCATTTTTCAAAGATGGAAGTCCGACAGATATAGAAATGAACATTTCATTTAAAGAAATTAGAGTTATCACGAGAGATAACCTTACAAAACAACAACAATCAGATTTTCTTAATACACAAAAGCAGTATAGTCAAACTTTTAATGCGATTTAACCATGCCAGGATATTTTAATTTTTTTCCTACAACAAGTTATGCTAATAACATTGTTACTAATGTTATAGCAAAGGTTAAATTTAATCAAAGTGTTCAAGAAAACTTAGCTATATTCTATCCTTATACGATCATTCAAGGTGAAAGAGCTGATCAAATAGCAGCAAGAGTTTATGATGATCCTACGTTAGATTGGATAATTTATTTGTCTAATGACATCACAGATCCTTATTATGACTGGCCTTTAACTCAGGAACAATTTAATCAATATATCATATCAAAGTATGGCTCTATATCAAAAGCTGAAGAGATAGCTTTTTACAGAAACAATTATGCTTCTGATGATACTTTGTTATCTCCTTCAAGTTATAATTCTCTTTCAACATCTATAAAGAAATATTACAGTCCTATTATTGGTTTCAATAATCAAGTTGTGTCATATCAAAGAAAGTCTCTGGATACAGTTGTAGATACAAATGTAATAGTTTCCCTTTCAGTATCTTCAAATAGTGGATTTATTGTAGGAGAAAAAATAACTCAAAACTCTAATAGTGGATACATCACATATGTTGGGACTAATAATTTAATTATTAATAAAGTTACAGGAAGTTTTTCAAATAGTAACATAACGGGATTCACAACAAATTCAACTGCTTCTGTTACAAGTTCAACTACACTGAATCAATCTATTCCTTTATCAGAGGTTTCTTTTTATTCCCCTGTTACATACTTAACGTACGAAGAAGAAGTAAACGAATCAAAATATAACATAAGAATACTAGATCGTTCGTACATCGGCAAAGTACAAAAAGACATGAGAGAATTGTTTAGATGAAATCGTATGAGACTGGCGATGTAACAATTCTTGAACTATTATTAAAAAATAAAAACACCCAAGCAGAAATTAATCCTGCTGATCAAGTTGTTTTCATAGACATATACGAAGACTTTAATTCACCTTCAATATATGCTGAAATAACCTTTGATGACAAAATCGGTCTTTTGAGAGACTTTCCTTTAATAGGTGAAGAAGAATTTGAAATTACTTTTCAAACTCCTGGTTTAGATTATCCTACAACATATAAATTAAACACATTTGCAGTCAGTGAAGTTCAACAAAATATGAATGGAAAAGGTTATTCCTATATTCTTAAATGTGTTTCTAAAGAACAACTTACTCAAAGTAATATTAATATTTTACAAAGCTATAACGAAACTATTGATTCAATAGTAAACAATATTTTTAGTAGGTATTTACAAACAGATAAAATATTGGATATTGATCCTTGCAAAGGCACAGAAACGATAGTATTTCCAAAATTAAGTCCTTTTGCAGCTATTGATATGGTTAGAAAGAGAGCTGTAAATCCAAAGTATATTTCTTCATCATATGTGTTTTTTGAAAATCAAGAAGGATTTAAATTTAAATCTATCGAACAGATGATGGAAGATGGTAAAGCAAAGATAGGAACAAAAAAGTTTTATTATTACTCAACAACTCAATTAAGTAAAGAAACAGAAGCTCTAAGTTTTAGAAGTATTATCGAATATGAAAATATTGGAAGAACAGATCTAACTGACATCATTCAAGATGGTGGTATTAAAAATAGAGTTAAAGTTTTCGATATCTTTACAAAATCCCAAAAAGATACTGAATTTGATTTATCTAAAAAGTTTCAATCACTAGTTAATATTGATAATAAAAATTCCCTTAACATAACAGATAGTGCTATACAACAATTTGCTAATAAACCAACATTTAATTTCTTTATTCCAAAAGATTCAAATAGAAATGAAAATTTTCTTGAAGATATGATGGGTGCCAAGCAATCGTTTCTCAAATTATTTAATTCTAATTATGTAAGAGTTTATATTCCTGGTGATTCTTCATTAAAGGCAGGTGATGTGGTAGAGCTTAATTTGCCTGAAGCTTCTGGCACTACCGAAGTAAAATCTGATGATGATATGGTTGGAGGAAATTACATAGTTTCAAGACTGAGACATAACATTACAACTACAGGCAAAGCAAAGCATTACATTTCAATGGATTGTAACAAGGTTGGTTTAAGATGAAACAAATAGGAATTGAAGGTTTCTTTTGGTGGTTTGGTGTCGTTGAGGACAGAAAAGATCCCGAAAAACTCGGACGAGTTAAAGTAAGAATATACAATTTTCATGGAGATAAGACAGATACCCCTACTAATGATCTTCAATGGGCTTTTATTATAATGCAGCCAACAAGCGCCAGTAATCAAAAAGTAGGATTATCTCCGACAGGTTTAATGGAAGGATCCACTGTATTTGGTTTTTTTGCTGATGGTCAAAATGGTCAAATGCCAATGGTTTTAGGATCTTTGCCAGGAATTCCTGATAAAGATGTTTCTAAACATGATGTTACACCATTAGCTAGAGAAAATAACTCAATAAATAAATCATTAATTGGTCCTGAACCTTCTAGTTCTTATGGAAGTTTATATCCTTTTAATAGAGTTTATCAGTCTGAGAGTGGTCATGTTATTGAAATCGATGATACACCAAACAAAGAAAGAATACACATCTATCACAAAACTGGAACTTATACAGAAATAAATTATGACGGTAGAAAAGTATCAAAGATAGTTGACGATAATATTGAAGTTATTCTTAAAAACGACATATTATATGTTCAAGGTAATTCAAATACTGAGATTAAGGGTAGCGTTCAAGTAGTTGTTGATGGTAATGTTAATGTAAGAGTAAAGGGTAATTATTCATTACAGGTTGATGGTGACTTAAAAATAAATGGAAAAACAATTAATTTAAACAATGGAAGTAAAGGTGCTGCTAGAATAGATGATACAGCAGACACTGGTGATTCTGGTAATCCTCCAGGAACAAATAGAATCGAATCAGGATCATCTACAGTGTTTATAGGCGACTAATATGGCTTTAGTAGTAAGAACAATAAAATCAACTCCTAGGTTTGTAAAGCCAGTATTATATTCAGACGTATATACAAATTTTGACGTTGAATTCGTAAAAAAAGACTTATTATCACTAGAAAACGAAGAATCAGTAAAAACGTCAATAAAAAACATTTTATTGACTAATCGTGGAGAAAGATTTTTTAATCCAACCTTTGGTAGTGATATTAGAAGTATGTTGTTTGAGAACTACACGCAAGCTACTGAACAAATAATCAGGGATTTAATTAAAACTGCAATTAAAAATTTTGAACCTAGAGCTGACATATTAGATGTTAAGGTTTTTGGTAATCCTGATAGTAACAGTATGTCAGTTACAATTATTTTTAGCATAATAAATAAATCAGAACCTGTAACATTAGAACTTACTTTAAATAGGGTCAGATAATGGCAAACACCAGTATTGATCTGGTTGGATTAGATTTCAACTCAATCAAAACTAATTTAAAAACCTATCTTAAAAATAACACAGCTTTCAAAGATGTGGATTTTGACGGATCAAACATTAGCGTTTTAATTGATCTTCTATCATACAATACCTATTTAAATTCATTTTATACTAATATGGTAGCAAGTGAAATGTTTATTGATACTGCTTCTTTAAGAGACAGTGTCGTTTCTCATGCTAAAGCTCTCAATTATACTCCAAGATCTTTTGTTTCTGCAAGTGCAAATGTAACTATTACAATATCTCCAACCTCCAGTACAAATAGTGTAGTAATTCCAAAAGGAACTTCATTCACTTCAAGAGTTGGTTCAAATACGTTTACATTTACAACCAATGAAAATTTAGTTCTGAGCAATCCAAATAATAATGTATTTACTTCAAATATCATTTTGTACGAAGGTAATTATGTAACTGATTCATTTGTCATGAATTATAGTAACACATCTCAACGATTTGTGATGTCTAATCCTACAATAGATACAAGTAGTTTGTCTGTTACTGTAATAGAAGATAATGGTGATAATAGTATATCTTATACTAAATCTTCTAGTTTAGTGGGAATGACTTCAGTTTCAAATAATTATTTTGTTGAAGCTGCAGAAAATCAACAATATGAAATTAGGTTTGGTGATAATGTATTTGGAAGAAAACCAAAAGATGGATCTGTAATAGTAACTGAATATAGAATCAGTAGTGGTGAGTTACCAAATGGTGCTTCATCATTTACTAATGATGGAAGTATCGATGGTCATTCTAATGTTTCATTATCAACGTTGTCAAATGCATCCGGAGGTGCTGTTAATGAAACTATTGAATCAATAAGATATAATGCACCTAGAGCTTTTCAAACACAAAATAGAGCTGTAACAGCTTCGGACTATGAAACTATTTTGAAGTCAAATTTTTCTGATATTCAAACTATTTCAGCTTATGGTGGTGAAAGTTTAGTTCCACCTCAGTTTGGTAAAGTTTTTATTTCTGTTGATGTCGTTAATGCTGATGGTACCCCTGAAAATAGAATAGATGCTTTCTCAAATTTTATAAAGGATAAAACACCACTTTCTATCGATGTAGTGTTTGTAAATCCTGATTTTTTATATGCTGAAATTGTTAGTGATGTGAAATACAATGTTAATATAACTTCAAAACTTGAAAATGACATAAAGACCCTCGTACTTTCAAAAATTAGTTCTTACAATCTTAACAATCTTAATGGATTTAAAAAGACATTATTTTACAGTAAATTAATTAAAGAAATAGACTCTGCAGATTCAAGCATTGTAAGTAATAACACTAACATAAGAGCTATTAAGAAAATTACTCCCGTATTAAACAAAATTCAAAGTTATGAAATAGAATTTGGATTTCCTTTGATAAGAGAAACTGGAATAGACTTAAGAATTGAAGAAACACACTATGGTCATACCATCAGAACATCAGCGTTTACCTTTAATGGGTTCAGAAGTATAATCGTTGATGATACCACTGGGAAGCTCTTTATAGCAAAACTATCATCTAATTTAATTGATCTTGAAAGACAAATTGGTACAATCGATTATGAAAATGGAATCTTAATAGTTGAAAACCTTAATGTTTCTGCATTTGAGGGATCATCTATAAAATTTTTTGCCGTGCCTTTGGATAAAGATTTTTCTAGTACAAAGAATGTTATCCTATCAATAGCTGATGAAGACATTAGTGTGAAAATTACTCCTGTTAAGATATGAAAGAAATACAGGATTTAATTCATCCGTTAGTACAATCTCATTTTCCTGAATTTTATCAGGAAGAAGGACCTTTATTCGTTGAGTTTGTAAAAGCATATTACAAATGGTTAGAATCAACTAACCAACAATTGTACTATTCAAGAAACCTTTTAGAATATAGAGATATAGATAAAACTATAGAAAGTTTCATTGTTCATTTTAAAGAAACTTTTCTTAAAGATCTTCCTCTTGTAAACGAAAGCAACGAAAGATTACTTGTAAAGCAAGCTCTTAACATCTATCATAATAAAGGTGACGAGCAAGGAATTAGAATAGCTCTTAGAGCTTTATACAATCAAGATTCTTCAGTATATCTACCTGGAGATGATTTGTTTAAGCTATCTGATGGTAAATGGGTTAAACCTATTTACTTAGAAGTTTCAATCTCGCCTAGAAATGTTAGTTTTGTTAATAAAGAGATAGTTGGTTCTACATCTGGTGCAAAAGCATTTTGTGAAGAAGTAGTAAGAAAAAGAATAAATGGAAAATATTTTGATATTTTATATCTTTCTAATTTAAGAGGTGATTTTAATTTTAAAGAAAAGGTAGTAGAAGTTTCTAATACAAGTATTATTGACGCTCCTACTATTATTGGATCTTTAAATGAACTATCAGTAGTAAATGGAGGTCAAAACTTTGCTGTCGGTGATCAGTTTAACGTAGTCTCTATTAATGGAAAGAATGCTAAAGCTATTGTAACTAGCATTAACAATGAAACTGGTAGAGTAACATTTCAAATTGTAGATGGTGGTTGGGGGTATTCAAATACAGCAACAGTTTATATTTCAGATAAAGTTATTAAATTTAACAACTTGACTAATTCAAATTCATCAATTACAGAATTTGAAAGATTTGAAACTGTTACTCAAAATTTAATGAGAGTTGGTTTTACTAGTGCGGTAAATTCAAGTTTTTTCACACCTAATACAGTAATATTTGCTCAAGGTAATTCTTCTGTCTCAAACGCTACAGCTGGAATAGTTTCTGTTACATTGGTTTCTAATACTGAGGGAACTATAAGAGTTTCTAATATCACAGGTAATATTGCTGCTACTAACACCACTATTAAAGCTAGTTTAGTAGATTTAGTTTTTGATACATCATCAAATATTTCATTGTTTGCAAACGGTTCTTCAATAGAATCAATTAATTCAACATCTAGTGCTAATGCATTCGTTATTACTTCTACAAGTACTAACTCTACTCACGGATCGCTTCTAATTAGACCTGTTTCTGGCAACGTTGCAGCTGTTAACACTAGTTTTAGGCTTATAGGTAACAATGCTACAATAGGAACTGTAAATACATATGTTGCTAATTTGTTTTACACAGCTACTGTAGCAAACAACGCTGATATTACTGCTAATGGTATATTAATAGGTCAAAATTCCACTCATATAGGACTTGACAGCGTTTTAAATACTTTTTATCCAAACACAATTCATTCTTATGTTATTGGATTAAGTTCTAATAGCTATGCAAATATAGATTTTGTAAGTAGTGGTTCTGGCGCTAATTTTTCTATTGGTAGTTTAGACAATGAAGAAACTGTACTTTTGAATCCAGATTTACTTTCATCTAATAATACTGGAAATGTTCCTTTTTTAAGTATAAATTTAGATTTAAGTCCTGATAATGCTAATGCTTCTGGTGGTTATGGCTTTGTTAAGTTTCCAGGAGCGGATGTCAATACAACTTTACTCGATGCGTTGAGATTTACTAATTTCACTATAGGTGAAATTTCTACGTTGAAGTCGATCAATCCAGGTTCAAGTTATAACATAAATCCTTTTGTTCTAGTATATGAACCAGATGTTGCTGGATATCAAAGAAAGGATTTCATTTTCAATATAAGCAGTGTAAATAAAAGCTTTTCAGTTGGTGAAAGAATAGAACAGTCTTCTAATCAATCAGCTGTAATTTTGACTGTTAATACATTTTCAGGTACAGCTGCTAATGGGTCTTCAACTACTAACTTTGAAATTGGTGAATTTGTATATCAAAGTAATGGAACTGCAAACATTGCTTCGGGTTTTGTTTATTCAACAGCATTATCAGGAGGTGCAGGTGATGTTAAACTAAGAGATGTTATTGGATTATTTGAAACTACTCCTACAAATGGATACTTGTTAAACACATTGACAACAGGAGCAACAGCTAATATATCTGCTACTAACACTTCAACTACCATATCAACAACTTCTTATGGTGAGATAAAATCAGGTTCCAATACAAGTGTTCTCAAAGTAAAAAGAACCAGTTTTGGATCTTCTTTTGGGGTTGGGAATACAATAATAGGTATTATTTCTGGAGCTAATGCTGTAATAGATGTGATTACAGAAGATGTTAACAGTCTCGCAATTGGTGAAAATGCTGATATAACAGCAAATGTTCAAATTGCTAATGCTGTTGTGTCAGGATTAAATATAATAGATTCTGGTTATGGTTATCTTGATGGAGAAAATGTAACATTAGAGAAAGATGGATCAATTTATATTGTGACAGCTCAAACTAACCTAATAAAACAAGGAATAGGTGAGGGATATTATAGAAATAGTGGTGGATTTATTTCAGATGATAAAAAACTTCTTGATAGTAATTATTATCAAGAATATAGTTATGAAGTGAGATCTAAAGTACCATTCTCAAAATATTCTCAAATCTTGAACAAATTGGTTCATGTTGCTGGAACAAGAATGTTTGGCAAAGTAATTATTGATTCATTTGCAAATAGTCAAATAACCTCTAAAAATACTTCTACTAGATTTGTGAATTTAGATACTTTAAATGGATTGATCGGATCGTCTTTTACTAATTCTGAATTTGTAGTGTTTTCAAATAGCAGTTCAAATACAACTATATCATATGTAACACCTAATAATATTTCATTGGGAATATCTAACACTTCAAATGTAGTAGTGATTGAAGTGCCTGATAGCAATAATCAATTTGTAGTGGGTAGATCTGTTTACATGCCAAATGCAAACAGTTATGTTGCAAGTGGTAATGTAGTTGCTAAGGATTCAAACAATACAGCAAATGTTACTGTACTTTACGTAACCAATGTTTCAGGAACATTCACTTCATCAAACACATTATCAGGTCATATTTCTTCTAATACTTCAAACACCACAACTACTGGAACAACACTTTCTCATGCAGTTAATGTTTTTGGATATGGAAATGTTCATTCTCCTACTATTTCAATCATTACTGTGCCTGTCTCTAATACATTAACTTCTACTTTGACTGGTACTGTGAGTATAGCAAGCAATTCTGTAAATGTTGTAGGTACAAGTACATCCTTCACAACTAATTTTTCAAATAATGGATGGATACAATTTACAAGTGGAGCTACTACTGATTTAAAACAGATAAAAACAGTTACAAACACAACACATATGATTTTGAGATCGTATCCTTCTATATCAAATACAGTCGCCACATTCAAAAAATCTATTCCTTTTGTTAGTAACACAACAGTTAGACTATCTGATTTTTCATCAAATGTTGCTAGTGGTAATGTGTACTCTATTGAATCAAACTCAACATTCTACTCTTTCTACTTAAACAACGTTTTCGGCACATTTAAAAATGCGAATACTGTAGAAGGATACATTAACTCAACTACTACTAACACTTACTCATTATCAACAGCAATAAATACTATTGTTGTTGCAAACACAGAGAATGATATTCCAATAAACTCTACTATTACTGGTTTATCATCTAATGCTTCTGCTAATGTTACATATGTTACAGTTCGGTACGAAAAATAATGGCTGAAAAAACACTACTGACTAATTACTTTAACTTACATAACGCCAAACAGTTTAGAGAATCTATCTCTGAAACTGCTAACAGCATTTATTATGTGTTTGCTGGAAAATCAACTCCTTATTTGTCAGGTGATGATTCTATACCTACAATTGAAAATACAAACTTCAATGTAAACATTGATCCTTATAAACAAATAGTGTTTGGAAAAAAAGTATCCAACACTGATGTTAAAATTATGGTTCCAAGATACAATTGGGTTTCAAACACTGTTTATACCCCATACAGAAGTAATTCAAATTTAGATACAAGTAATTTTTATGCTGTTGTAAATTCTGTATCTAATTATTATGTTTTTAAAGTGTTAGATAACAATAATGGATCCCCATCAACTATCAAACCAGATTTCAATGAAACTGGTGCAGATGACGAATTTTACAGCACTTCAGATGGATATGTTTGGAAGTACATGTATACTATTGATAGATCTACTTTTGAAAAATTTTCAACTGAAGATTACATTCCTGTAGTTCCAAATGCTAATGTAACAGGTAATGCTGTTTCTGGATCTATCGATGTCATTTTAGTAACTTTTGCTGGTTCTAGCTACAACACATACCTTTCTAACACTTTTGTATCAACAGATATTACTGTAGGTGGTAATAATCTAGTTTATAATATTGCAAATAATGCTAGTAGTGATAATGATTTTTACAATGGAAGTTTTATATACATCAAAGACGGTACCGGTTTAGGTCAAATAAGAAAAATTTTAAATTACAATGTGTCTGGATTAACAAAAACAATCACTCTTGATAGTTCCTTCACAACAACACCAGATATAACTTCTGTTTATGAAATTACACCTTCTGTGAGTATAATTGGTGACGGTACTGGTGCTAAAGCCAGAGCCATAGTAAACACATCAGCATCAAATACAATATCTAAAATTGAGATAGTAGAGAGAGGAAGTGGATATACCTTTGCAACCGCAACAGTTGTTGGAAATACTAGTGGTATTTCTAACTCTGCCACATTATCAGTAGTTCTTGGTCCCAAAAAAGGACATGGAAGTGATCCAGAATATGAGCTTGGAGGTAAGTATCTGGGAATCAGTGTGACATTTTCAAATAATGAATCAGGAACTATACCTACACAGAATGATTTTAGAACTATAGGATTATTAAAAGATCCATATTTTTCCAACGTTGTATTAACTATAGCTACATCAACAGGTATTTTTAGTGATAATGAAACAATAGTTCAATCTAATTCTAACGCTACTGGTGTAATAGTTGATACTTCAACATCAACTATTACAGTTACAAATGTAACAGGCATTTTTATTAATGATAATATAGTTACTGGTTCTACTTCTGGAGCTACTGCTAACGTTGTTAGTTTCACTATCAACGGAGAAACTAAAAACTTTAACACGTTTGATAATAGGTACAAGTATACTTTTACTTCAGTTTCTGGAACATTCCAAGAAGATGAGCAAGTTTATCAATTAGACACAGCAACTGCAAATGCTTACTTTCATTCAAACACATCATCTAACTTATATCTTGTAAACAAACAGGGTACTTTAAACATTTCAAATACTATAACTGGAGTGAATTCTTCAGCAGTAGCCACACTGAATGCTTCATGGCCTCCAGACATAGTGGAAGGAAGTGGAGAGGTGTTATACATAGAAAACATAGATCCAACTGACAGGGATGAAAATCAGTCAGAAACTATAAAAATAATCTTGAAGTTTTAAGAGGATTACATGGCCTTAGAGACCAATCTTAACGCAACTCCATACTGGGATGATTTCAACGAGCAGAAAGATTTCTATAGAATTCTTTTCAGGCCAGGTGTTTCTGTTCAGACAAGAGAACTTAATCAACTTCAAACAATTCTTCAAAAACAAATAGAACGATTTGGAGATCATGTTTTTAAAAGTGGAACTATTATAAGTGGTTGTAATTTCATCTACAATCCTCTTGCTCCTTACGTAAAAATTAAAGATCTTCAAGAAGATGGTCAACCAGTCAATATATCTTCGTACGTCGGTCTTTATATAAAAAATTCTGCTAATCTTCAAGCTAAAATTTTAAATTTTGAAACAGGATTTGAATCACAAAATCCTGACCTAAACACTTTATATGTTAGTTATATTAATTCAGGAAATACTTTTAATCTCACTTCTTTTTCTAACAACGATTTACTAGATGTTTTTAACAAAAACGAACAACTCTATAGTGTATCAGTTGTAAATGGTGGTACAGGGTTTTCCAATTCAGACACTCTCCATTTTGTTTCTGCTCTTGATGTTAGGGTAAGTAGTGGTACATTCACTAACGGTGAAATTATTACACAAGCAACAACTGGTGCAAGACTTCAGGTTATTGGGATAGCCAACGGCATTAATTCTAATAATAAGATACTTTCTGTAAAGCCTATAAATGCTGAACAATTATCTAACACATCAGCAAATTCTACATCATGGACAATGTCTTCTGGATATAATATAACTGGAAACACTTCCAGCGCAGTAGCTAATGTTACGTTCTTTGTTGGTGGAAACGCAAATGGTGTAATATCCACAGATTCGTTAGGAGTTGTACAAACAATCACACTTTCTTCTGGAGGATCAGGATATACCACAGTTCCTTCAGTTGTAATCAAACCTGCATCGGCTTCTGCAGGAGTATCTTCTTTAGATCTGACTGCTGTTAAAAATTACGCTCAGATAAGAGTTGCTAACAATTCATTTACTTCACCAGTTGGATTTGGCTATACATTTTCTGTAACTGAAGGTATAATTTATCAGAAAGGTATATTTTCTAGAGTATTACCTCAAACAACACTAGTTTCAAAATACTCTTCTACACCTTCAAATGTGTCTGTTGGATTCACTTCTAATGAATCGATTGTAAAATACACAACAGATTCATCTTTATATGATAATGCTGCTAATACTTACAACGAAACTGCTCCTGGAGCAGATAGACTAAGAATTAGACCTATACTTTACGTTGTTAATACCGATGTTGGAGCTGCCAACTCAGAATTCCTTCCATTAGTTGAGTTTGTTGATGGATTACCATCAAAAGAAAATAGAAATACTGTTTATAATGAAATAGCAAAAGAATATGAGAGAAGAACTTTTGAAACTGCTGGTGATTTTGTAATTGATTCTTTTAGAGCTTCTACTAAAGAAATTGTCTCTAATACGACCCATTTTAATGTTGTTATTGATCCTGGTAAGGCTTATATCAGAGGCAAGAGAATTGAAACTCTTACTAATATTCCTACGCCTATACAAAAAGGTAATACTGTATTCACCAAATCAAATCAAACAATAACTGCTAATTATGGAAATTATGTAAAGGTAAAGAATCTAGCAGGATTTTTTGATTTTAAATCAGGTGCTACAATTACACTTTACGATACAGCTAAAAGTTTACTAAGTGGAGTTACAGTAGGTAGTTCAGCAACTATAACTCCTGCTGGTAATGCGATTGGCACTGCAAGAATGAGATCTCTCGTATATGAATCAGGTATAAAAGGAACACCAGAAGCTATTTATAGATTATACTTGTTTGATGTAACAATGAATGCTGGAAAATCATTCAGAGATGTCAGAGCTTTGTATTACGATGGATCATACGATGGAATTTGTGATGCTGTAACAGAAATTGATGGTACTTCAAGTAATACTGTAACATTCTTGTATGATACAGAATCACCAGATATTATATTCAGGACTGGAGTTTCTGCTGCAAAGTCTATTTCTGATATCACGTATACATATAGAACATCTACTCAAGATCTTACTTTAAATGCTAATGGAACTATTGAAATAACAGCTCCTGTTAGTTATCAATTTCCTTATTCAGGATCACTTTCATTATCATCTATACAGAAGCAAGATTTCATTATAGCTCCAGTTTCTAATGTTTCTGTTTCAAATGCAGCCGGATCAGTGTCAGGAGGAACAACTCTAAATTATTTGGTTGGTACTTCAACTAGTTTTACTACTGATTTTAGAGTTGGTGATTATGTAAGAGTTTTAGAAACAGGTGGAAGTAGTACCATTGATGTTAGAAGAGTAGAAAACATTGTAAATTCTACTTACATGATTCTAAATGCCAATCTATCATTCACCGATACAAATGCTAATGTAGCTCTGTTTTTCCCTGCTTATTATCCTATTGATTTAGAAAGAACTGGCAGAACTATAACAACTTCTGCAAATTCTTCTGTTGTTACCATTGATATTGCTAATTCTAGTTTAGCTGGTACAGCTAACGTGGTAGCAATGTATAATATTCGAATACCTTCTGCTACTCAAATTAACAAAGACTTAAACAGAGATCTTTATGTTAAAATCTATACTGGAAACAATGATACAGTATCCGCAAGTGGAAATAACACTTCTGGACCTTGGAGTTTAGGTATTCCAGATGTATTCAGATTGAAAGCTGTCTATTATGGAAATACAGCAGCTAATACAGATGTTACAAAATATTTTTACGTCAATTCATATGATGATGGGGATAAAGTAAAAAATGCAGAGCTCCGTTTGATAAAGGGTGCTAATTTAGCTATATCAAACACACAATGGCTTTTAGCTCAATTTGATGCTTTTGATGTCAATTCATCTGAGGGATTTATTACAATCAATTCATATAATGATTTAATTAATGATTCAACTGGTTACAGCAACAACACTTATATTAACACACTAGAAGTTCCTGAATTACTAACTTCAGATGGTAGATATTATGATGTAAGAGATTGTTTTGATTTTAGACCTTTTACAACAAATACAGCTTCATATTCTACAAGTGTTGCTTCAGCAACAGTAAATCCATCCGCTACAGTAACAATCAATACTGATGAAAAATATTTTCCTGTACCTGATTCAGAAATTACATTTGATATTGATTTTTATGTTCCAAGAATAGATTCTGTTTCTATTAATAGAAACAATGACTTGTTAGTTTCTATTGGAACACCAGATGTTACTAATTTAAAGGCACCGAATAAACCAGCCGATTCTTTGCTAGTAACAAACTTATTCATTCCTCCATATCCTTCTTTACCTTATAGTTTTTCTAATACTACTTTTAGTATTAATAATAAAAGGGTAGGTAATGATTCTTCTATAGTTAATGTTAGAGAAGACAAATATAAAGTTAAAACTATCTCTAGTACTTCAGAAAGAAGATCGTCACCTAGAGCTTATACTATGTCAAGTATAAGCAAACTTGAGCAAAGAATTGTTGCTATTGAAAAAGAAATATTACTTTCAAAATTAGAAAGATCAATAATTGACAAAACTATTCCAAGTTCTAATGATCCAGCTAAGGATAGATTTAAAAATGGATTTTTAGTAGATAGTTTCAATGATTATAATGTTGTAGATCTTAAAAATGTAGAAAATTCATGTTTTATTGATACAGAAAAAGGTGAACTTCAACCACTTAAATTTAACTACAATTTAGAAAGTATTTTCGATAGATCACACTCAAATACAAGTGTTGCTATTACTGAAGATAATCAGTTGATGCTTCCTTACACAGAAGTAACATTAATCAAACAACTCAACGCTTCTAAACCAAAAACAGTCACATATCAATCAGTAAGTAGTGTTCCTGAAGTCACTGTTGTCACAGAGCCTTCTAGTGGTGGAGGTTATGCAAGACCTCAAATAAATGGACCAAGTGAAATTTATGAAAATGATTTGTGGCAGGTTGTTGTTACTAATGCACAACCTGGAGAATCTATAACTGTTGTAGGATCAGGACTAGCAGCAGCTGTGAATAGAGTTTTCTATGCTGATGCAGCTGGTACATGGAGAGAGGTTGATACTTGGGTATATGGAATAGGAACATTCGGATACACTTTAACTTTTGGAACGTCTGGAGCTGTTTTAACATATTCTGTTAACGTGAAAAGCAAACAAGATCTTCCTAAAAAGGATACAGATGTTGATGGAGGAGGTGGAGGTGGATCTTCCTCATCAAATGATGGAGATGGATCCGGAAAAACATTTGTTCTTGATACATCTGTTGTGACAGCATGTACTGTTACTGTTACTTCTAATGTAACTACAGCAACCAATGTAATAGATTTTGTAGAACTTGGATCAGCAAGTTTACTATCTACCACTGTTACAGGACCAATAGGAGTATTTTCTTTGATTGGAGCTTTAGGATCAGTTACTGTATCATCAATAACTGTTGGAGGTTTTGGTCCTGGTGGTACTGGAGCTACATCAGGAGATAATTTTGTTGATGCAGCTTCCAGCCAAGGAAATGATACAGGTGTAAGTGGTGTAGATTCAACTAGTGAAACTGGTGATGGAAATATAGGTATGAATGGAGACGGTACAGCTGTTGGTGAGTCAGTACTGATTGATGGTGAAGTAATTACTAACTCTGGAGATTTAGGTGGTTATGGTGGAGGAAATGATGGAGGAAGTGGTGGGGGAGGTGGTGAAATTGGTAGTGATGATGTATTCGGAGGAGATGATGAAGGTGAGTGGGAAAGTTATTATATAACAGCTTAATTAAACAATAAATAATTCAATGAAAACAAGAATTTTTAAAGAACGAGATTTAACTTTTGAAGTGTTTGGTCTTAGACCACTTTCAAGGTATTATCTTTATGTAAATAGATCTCAATATGCTTCTAGAACTAAACAGTTTGGAAAAAAACTTGGAGATCCTTTAGTCACTGATGAAGACGGAAAAATAAAAATAGTTTTTTATATGGATTCTTTTATACCTTCTGATACACCCAAAGCAATGTCAGCCAAAGCAAATTATTTAAAAGCTACACCATTGGAATTGGTTTTGACTGAATTAAATCAAACAACATTAGTTCAAAATTTTGAAAATTCATCAGTTTCTTATGCAAAAACTACGCTCTTCTAATCAGGGTTGATATGCCATTTTTTACTAAAGCCCAATCATTCTTTTTAGATCCTGAAATATTTCAAAATGCAAGTACAGTTTTTGTTACTAGTATTGATCTTTATTTTAAATATAAACCAGTTTTAGGACAAGGTTCATCTGGTAAATATGCTCCTGGTGTATCTATGAGTATATGTCCTATGAAAGAAGGCAAGCCCGTTGTAGATTTAGCAAGTTCACTAGGTATAGCTAGAAATGAATATGGAACTATTGCAACTACAACCGATGCTTCTTACTCAACTAATTTTAAATTTAGGTATCCAATTCCACTACAAACTGGAAATGAATACGCATTTTTAATTGGTTTTGATGATCCTGAGTTTCAATTATGGACTAATAGATCTGGAGAGGAAGATATTTCATCTGGCCAAACAGCTAAAAACTCTTCAGGTAAAACAGATGGAAATCTTTTTGATATTACAAATGGAAATGTAATAACTCCTTTAATTGATACTGATTTAAAATTTGCAATCAAATTTGCCAAATTTACTTCTACTTCTAAATCATTTAGAGTAGTTAACGAAGCATACGAATTTATTAAAATCTCATCCGGATCTCTGAATGGATCTTTTATTGGTGGCGAATATGTTTATCAACAGCAAGCGAACGCAACGGGAACAGTAACTGTTTCATCTGGAAGTGCTAATGTAACAGGCTCAGGAACTGACTTTGGTAATACGACTTCTTCATCCTTCACAGACAAGATATCAAACAACGATTTAATTTTGGTAGCAAACAGTTCTTCATCTCAAATAAGAAGAGTCAATGTTGTCACTAATACAACGTTTTTAAATACAACTAGTACTTTTGCTACTAGTATGAGTGGTGTAAACATAAGAACATTTGAAAAAGGATATCTATCAGTAAACACTACAAGTTATATTGTTACTGGAACTAATACAGCTTTCGATAGTGTTCTTTCTATTGGTGATCATATAGTCTTAACAGATGGAACAGATGGTAATACTGTTGTTAGACAAGTTACCTACGTTACAAATTCATCAAATATAACTGTTGATGTTATTCCTCCATTCTCTAATGACTCAGTAGGGTATTTTAAATCAGTAGTAGGTAAAGTAGATAAGTTTACCAATTATAAAGATATGCTCGTTCTTTATGAATCATCGGCTAACAGTACACTATATTTTACAAATAATAGAATTCTTAAAGGCATAGATTCAACTGCTAATGCTGTTAGTTATTCATTAATAGATGTATCACTAGCTAAGTATACACCAAGATATAGAGTGATTACTCCAGCAGGTACAAGGTTTAACCAATATATTAATATTGCTAATTCTTCTTATGCAACAACTGCTGGTAAAAATAAACAAGTTTTTAATAATGTTTCTAACTTAATTGATAACTATGCTGCTGTTATAGCTTCAAGATCCAAAGAAGTAACAAATCCTTCTAACTTATTTGCAAATTCTAAAAGTTTACAAGCAAATTTAGAATTTATTACAGAAAACGATTACACTTCACCTTTTGTATTAGAAAAGAACTTAGATTTTAATACGGAAGAATTTTTAATTAATAATGACACATCTAGTGAAACATATGGTAACAATAGATTTGCTACAGCGACGTTCAATTCAAACACTGATGTAGCAAGTACTAATAATTTCATTACTATATCTTCTAACCAGTTTGTAAACAATGATGTTTTAAGATATATTGTCAGTCCAGGAAATACTGTTGTTACAGGTTTAACAAACAATCAAAGTTATTTTGTAGTATCAGCTAATTCTACTGGTGTTAAGTTAGCAAGTACTTTAAGTGGAGTTGAAATTGATATTACAGCTACAGGTACTAGCGAAACTGGTCATACTTTAAAAAGAGATGGGATTGCTTTTTCAAAATATGTTTCTAAACAAGTAATTTTAGACGTTGACCAAATAGCAGAAGACTTAATTGTTTACATGACAGCATTTAAACCAAGCTCAACTGATATTGAAGTTTATGCTAAATTAATCAGTGAAGATGATGGTGAGTCATTCAACACAAAAAATTGGTCCAAATTAACTCTTGATGTTCCTACTGGATCAAAAGTTGTGAGTCTTGACTCTAATCCAAATGATTTTGTTGAACTCAAATATGTACTCCCTTCGTCTCACCCAGGTACGGAAGTAACTTCTGGAACGTTTCAAACAACTCTTTCTTCAGTAGTAGTTACTGGAAGTTATTCTACTGTGAATACTGATATAATAGCTGGAGATTTGGTAAAAGTTTATAATCCTACTTTTCCTGAAACATTTTTTATAGATACAGTAACTTCTTCAAATACAACTACATTTTCAGTGTCTAAAGCAGTTTCTAATAGTAGTTTGGTAAGTTTAGGATTAAAGGTTGATAAAATAACAGACAAAAATTCGGCTTTCTTGAATAATCAGAATTTTAATATTGTTAGATACTTTAATAGATCAATGGCAAAATATGATGGATTCAAAACGTTTGCTATAAAGATAGTATTAAAGTCTGATAATTATTTTCTAGTTCCTAGAGTTGCTGAATATAGAGCAATTGCAGTGTCAGCATAATGGACAGTAAAAAACTTAAAAGAGACAATCATTCTAGAGCTGTATTGAACACAGATACAGCATCTTTTAAACAATATAGATATGATGTAATGAAATCTAGAAATATGGATAATACTTTGAAGGATGTAGAAAACTTAAAAAACGATGTAAATGAAATTAAAGAGATGTTAAGACTTTTGTTAAACGGAAACAAGAATGGCTAAAAGTATTGCCAATGTTGTAACAGCTACAGATACGTTTGCTTCATGGATTACCAAAACAAATCAGTTAGCTGATGCATTCACTAACTATGCTGTAACTGTTGAAAGTAACACTACAGGAGCAACTGTTACTGGAAATGGATCTATTACTGGAACATTTGCTGCTAATACGTTAGCTATCAGTACTGCTCTTAGAGGTGGAACTGTTTCTACTTCTGCCAATCTTTCAATTACTTCAAATGTGACGTTTCAAGGTGCAGTACTAGCTGCAACATCAAATTTAAATATAACCGTTGCAAATGCCTCAATCAATTCTACTATTTTATATGTTGTTGGTGGTTTAGCTAATATTACATCTAATATATCCGTTGTAACTACCAACACTTCAATTAATTCTACAAATACAACTCTATCTGGTGGTACATTAACAGTAACTTCTAATAGTTATTTAAATCATGCTAACCTTACTATAAACTCAGCTTCTGTAACTGTTCAAGGTGGGTTATCAACAGTTTCTTCTAATATTGTTGTTTCTGGTGCTACTGTTAATATTAGTTCTAATTTAAATGTAACAGGATCTGTTCATTCTATTGGTGGTAATTCTAGTTTTGATAGTGGTGTATTATTTGTTGATTCTGTTAATAATAGAATAGGTGTAAACAACACAACACCTGATGCTTCTTACACAGTTACTGGTACTGCTAATGTTTCTGGAAATGTAGTTATTGGTGGATCATTAACAGTTACAGGAAACATAACTACATCAAACACATTGAATATTACTGGTAATGCTACGTTCAGTAATGTTATTACAGTTACAGGTAATGCTACTTTTAGTAACGTGATAACAGTCAGTGGAATAGCAACGTTAGGTTCTTCAAACGTTTCAGGATTATCCAATCTAAATTCTGCTAATATCGGAGCATTGGTTGTTACTACGAGTGCTTCAATACAATCATCACTTGTGGTAGCTAACACAACCAGTTTACAAGGAAATGTTACAGTAAGTAATGATTATGTTATAGTTGTTACTTCCAATACTAATGTTGGCGCAAATACAACTGGTGCTCAGACAATATTTTCATTTCCAAAAGCTACATATTCTTCTGCTAAACTAACAGCACAAGTAAAAACAGTAGATAATTCTAATACTCAAATACAAGAGATAGTTTTGGCACATGATAATTCTGGAAATGCTTTCCTGACTGTGTATGGAACTATCTCTGCTCCAATTTCTGCTAATCTTGGAGTTTTTACTACATCTATAAATAATGCTAACGTGGAATTGTATTTCCAACAAAACACAGCAAACTCTAGAATCAAAGTGATTGCTCACTTAATTGTATAGGTAGCAGATGGCTAACACAGTATTTAAGATAGAACACGGCTTAGATGTTAAAAATAATGCCAACATTGCTGGAAATCTTTCTGTAGCTGGAAATCTTAATGTATCTGGAAACTTGGTCTCTAGTGGAACAGCTGCTGGTGACTTTATTCCTATTGATAGTACTTACAGTTTAGGTAATACTACTAACAGATGGAATTTATTATCAAATACTGTAAGTGTGCAAGGTAGCACAACAGTAAATGGGTTTTCTGTTTCAGGTAATTCAATATTCTCTGCTAATATAGCTCCAAACGCTAATAACATTGCTTTAGGTAATACTTCCAGAAGATGGGATGCATATTCCAATAATTTAAATGCCTTATCTATAAATGTTTTAGGTAGTGCAACAGTTAATGGAACATTTACTGTAAACACAGGATTAAATGATTCGATAGTTGTTTCAGGAAATTCAACTCATTCAAATATAACAGTTAGTGTAAATGTAGCCAATTTTGGTGGAAATAGTAATTTTGATGGTGGTGTGCTATTTGTTGATGCTACGAATAATAGAGTAGGTATAAACAATACTTCTCCTGGATCCCCACTAACCATTAGTGGAAATTTAGCATTGATTTCTGGAACTCTTCTTGTTGGATCACAAGCTATTATCAATAGTTCTGGAAATTGGGTAGGTCCTTCATCTGGTGTTCAAGGTGTTCAAGGCGCACAGGGTGTTCAGGGAAATCAAGGTAACCAGGGTATTCAAGGAGCACAAGGTGTTCAAGGTGCTCAAGGAAGGCAAGGATCCATTGGTGCTCAAGGAGCTCAAGGTTTCCAAGGCGTTCAAGGAGCTCAGGGTGTACAAGGAACTATAGGAGCTCAAGGATTCCAAGGTGTCGTAGGAGCTCAAGGTTCTCAAGGGGCTCAAGGTGTACAGGGTGCTTCTAATGCTGGAACTATAACAGAAAACACTTCAGATAATACATACTACCCAACTTTTGCAACTTCAAATACAGGAAGTTTTACACCAAATATTACATCTACTAAATTAAATTTTAATCCATATTCTGGCGTTTTGAGTGCAACAACTTTCAATTCATTATCAGATATAACTTATAAACAGAATATAAATTTAATAGATGATCCTTTAGGTAAGTTAATGAGGATAGATGGTATAGAATTTGAATGGTTTGATAATCATGAAAAATCTGCTGGTGTTATTGCTCAGCAAATAGAGAAAGTTCTACCTCATTTAGTCCAAAAAGGAAAAAATTTAGGCGTAAACTATGATGGTTTGACAGCTTATTTGATTGAAGCAATCAAACAATTGAATTGTAGACTAAACAATTTAGAACAAAATAGTTCCAAAAACAATCCACATAAATAAAGCCATAGGAGATTTCTTATGGCAATAAAAGCAAATTTGACAGTAGATCAAGGTACTACTTTCACAACAACATTAAATCTTACAGATTCAGATGATATTCCAATCAATTTGGATAATTACAGCTATTCAGCTCAATTAAGAAAACATTACACTTCTTCTAATTCAACTTCTTTTACTGTTTCAGGGGGAGGAAACACAGGAATTTTGACCTTGGCACTTTCTGCAAATGCTACTTCAAATTTGACTTTTGGCAGGTATGTTTACGATGTTGAAATAACAGAAACTTCTAGTGGAGCAGTAACTAGAGTAGTAGAGGGTATAGTAACAGTAACACCTAACGTAACCAGATAATGACAACTATAAAGTTAAAAACTATTGGGGGAGTGTTATCCTCAACTGGTTCTGAAATAACTGTACCATTACAGGGCAGTCAGGGTGTTCAAGGACCTCAAGGTTCACAGGGTGTTCAAGGATCTCAAGGAACACAGGGAGTACAAGGCTCACAAGGAATACAAGGTGCTCAGGGTGTACAGGGTATACAAGGTGTACAAGGACATCAAGGTATTCAAGGACATCAAGGTATTCAAGGTGATCAGGGGTATCAAGGTGTTCAGGGATTTCAGGGAACACAGGGGTCACAAGGCGTTCAAGGTAACCAAGGTGTTCAAGGAGCTCAGGGGGTGCAGGGTTCGCAGGGTGTCCAGGGAGCACAAGGAAGACAAGGATTTCAAGGGGTTCAAGGAGCTCAGGGGGTACAGGGTTCGCAGGGTGTCCAGGGAGCACAAGGAAGACAAGGATTCCAAGGGGTTCAAGGTGTTCAGGGACATCAAGGCGTACAAGGAGCACAAGGAGTACAAGGAGCACAGGGTGTTCAGGGTGTACTAGGAGCTCAAGGATATCAAGGTATCCAAGGAGCTCAAGGTTTTCAAGGGGATGTGGGTGCTCAGGGTACATTAGGAGCACAAGGATACCAAGGTGTTCAGGGAGCTCAAGGTAAGATAGGAACTTTTAGTGGTGCTGCTTTTGAATATTCTTTTGATACATCGTCATTTACAAACGCAGATCCTGGAAATGGAATATTAAAATTTAGCAATTCCAATATTGCTGATGCTTCTAATCTTTATATTGATTTTTTAGATTCAGAATCACCTGCTGCAAATGTCTATAATTTTCTTCAAACTATAGATGATTCTACTTCTGCAATAAAGGGTACTTTTTCTATCACTGAAATAGCAAATGACGCACATTTCGCTAATTTTTCTATAATAGGTTCACATACAGAACAAACTGATTATTTTAGTGTTCCAGTTGCTTTCTTAAATGGTAGTAATAATTGGGCCAATGGAACTTCTATTGTTATATCTTTTGCAAGAACAGGTGATAAAGGTGATACAGGTGCACAAGGTGTGCAAGGCCACCAAGGTATTCAAGGAGCCCAAGGAGTTCAAGGAGCACAGGGTGTTCAAGGACAATTAGGAGCTCAAGGAAACCAAGGGGTTCAAGGAGCTCAAGGTGTTCAGGGAGCACAGGGTGTTCAGGGACAACTAGGATCTCAAGGATATCAGGGTGTTCAAGGTGATCAGGGATATCAAGGTGTTCAAGGAGCACAGGGTGTTCAAGGACAATTAGGAGCTCAAGGAAACCAAGGAGTTCAAGGAGCTCAAGGTGTCCAAGGATTATTGGGTGCTCAGGGATATCAAGGTGTTCAAGGTTTTCAAGGTGTTCAGGGTGCTCAAGGGGTACAGGGTTCACAGGGTGTTCAGGGAGCACAAGGAAGGCAAGGATTTCAAGGTGTTCAAGGAGCTCAAGGTGTTCAGGGTCAACTAGGAGCTCAAGGTAACCAGGGTGTTCAAGGAGCTCAAGGTGTTCAGGGAGCACAGGGGGTTCAAGGATCACAAGGTGCTATTTCAACTTGGACTAAAATTACTACCACTCATACAGCAACAACTTTTCAAAGAATTATAGCTGATTCCTCTGGTGGTTCTTTTACAATTTATCTTCCACTATCTCCTTCTTCTGGACATTCTGTTGAAATAACTGATGGTAATGATTGGGAAACTAACAATGTTACTGTAGATAGAAACAGTTCTACTATTGAAGGGCAAAATGAAAATCTCATACTGAATGTAAAAGGTATTTCAGTTGAGATGGTATATGATGGTACAACTTGGCAAGTAGTAGCGACATTGGGTAAACAAGGCGTTCAAGGAGCACAGGGTGTCCAAGGACATCAAGGTGTCCAGGGACATCAAGGAACCCAAGGATATCAAGGTGTTCAAGGTCATCAAGGTGTACAGGGTGAACAAGGTTATCAAGGAGTCCAAGGAGCTCAGGGTGTTCAGGGAGCACAAGGAGTACAAGGGCACCAAGGGGTTCAGGGTGAACAAGGTGTTCAGGGAGCACAGGGTGTTCAAGGTGTCTTAGGAGCTCAAGGTTTCCAAGGAGTCCAAGGAGCAGCTGGTTCAATGAACGATGCTATAGTGTTTGCAATTGCACTTGGATAGCCAACTAAATATAAAAGTTATATAACAAGAATAAGATATGGCAAGCGTATTCAAAAATTATGTAAAAAATAGTATAGGTACTACTGCTAATACAGTGTTTACTGGTCCTAGTGGAGCTCAGACTACAGTTATTGGAATTAGTATTTCTAACATTTACACTCAACCGGTTGATGTTGATTTTTTCATCAGCATTGGGGGTTCTAATACTTACATAGTTAAAAACGCAACAATTCCCAAAGGTGGAGCATTAATTCCTGTTGGTGGTGATCAAAAATTAGTCGTTGAGGACGGTGATATACTTTATGTTGTTTCTAACACAGCTTCATCCGTAGATGTAGTAGTTTCTACTTTA